GTGGGATGCACAGCCAGGTAGGGGTTTTAACCCTAACTGGACCCACCACGGGACTATAGAAATGTCCCATACCGTCTCACTAGGAGACGGCCCTCACAGATCGTTTTAGTGCATAGGTGATCGGCCTACCAGCATGAGTCAAATGATCCCTGTACATAGGATCATCCCATGAGCCACTTAGCGCTTTGAAAAGCGCTCTGTAGCCTGTGAGTAATGACTTAGGAGCCTTCGAATAAGGAGCATAACCCCGATAAATAGGGCAATGCAACTTAGCCGAATAACCGCTGGGTTTCGGGTCAAAAGACCACCGACCCAAGAGGTCAGAGTCTCTGGGTACATCCGGATACAACGGAAGAATCGCTTCAACCGTCGTATGGAGATACTCAGAAGCTCGATCGTATCCACCATCTGCGAACTGATTCGCAGAACTACTGGCGGAAACGAGCTCCTCAACATGTTGTTTATGCGTAGGAAGGTCGCGACGTATGCGGACAGGTGTAACATCTGTACCGTCATAGTAGTCGCCCCCACAGCTCTCTCTGAACTTCCCTTTTGAGAAGCTCTTTGATCTGTTTACCTTGAGACCAAAAACCTCAAGGAATTCCTCAACATAATCGACACTGTATACGGGTACGATAATATCGTCTCCATATACTCGCACCTCCCCTGCTGCAAAGACACGTAGTGCCTCTTTAGCAGGGTATCCGCCTGCACTTCGCATAGCCGTAAAGATGATCGCTGAAAAAGCCATCACCTCTATCGGAAAGCAAAGGGCGGACCCCATAGAAGCGAACTTCTTGAGAGTAAGAATCTTACCCGATGGAAGTTCACTGCGAGATGATCTACTTGACATGACTGCTTCTTGAACAGTCGGCCAAGGTGCTAGAGCATCATAAATAAGTGATGCTAAAACACGATCACTCGCCTCAGAAAGATCTATCGTTGCATAAGCTCCAGTAACAGAGCCTTCTCGAGCTTTTGCTCGATTGGGTTCCTGATCACTGAAGCCTTGAGAAGCCCCAATACGGGACTTCTCAAGCAACGAAACGAGCTCTCGCATTAGAGCCTGCTGCACATATTGCATGTGTGTAGGCTCCATCGCGATTACTCTAGGAGTTTTCTGAGTCTTTGGAACGAAAACCACCTTTACAGGTGGCTCCCGATCCGGCGGGAGGAGATCAAAACTGTAGTCCAAAATAGTCCTCCAAGTATGCGTGCAAAAGCGCGCATATGGAAAGACTTCTTCAAGTCGCGATGTCCATTTAGGAAATTGCCACTTGCGGTTCCCCAGGAGTTTATCCTGAGTAGAACCGGGACCGTGCTTTGGCTTCACTTCTTGTTTCTCTATGGCCTTTGTAAGGTCGTTGAGAACATCAGAATAAAGCCAGGCGAAGCTACGAGAGAAGTCGTGACGTTGTTCGTCACTAATCGACTTTTCTTTAGCTTCCAGATCGATCTCACAATTTACGTAAGCAGCTTCAGCTGCTCGGTTACGAGCCTCCGTAGTTGGCCTCTCTATCTTCTTGAAGACGAGAGTCAACTGGCGAATGGCGCGTATAGACGAGTGGCTTGGCTCCTCGCGGATAATACCGGTGCTACGGTCAAACACCTGGTCAAGGAAACCCTGTAGAAATACAGGGAGACCTGATCTCTTCTTGAAACTCAGAAAGAGATTTGGACCAATACGGCCTTGCTCCAGACTTTTTTCAAAGTCTGAAGCATAGGACGGGAGAGTGATAGTAAGAAAAGAATCACCCTCGTGTTTGACGCGCTCGCGCATAGTAATAATGTCGCGAGCACAGCTCGTGTCACACTGTTCGGCGCAATCAAGCGCCAAGGCAGACCAGAGTTTCGTCAGGCTTTTCATCGACCCACTTTCATGGTTGATAAAGCTAGGCGAGTCCTCTAGTTCACCGATGTCACTAAAAGGC